CCGTTGTTCATATGTGCATCAAGCACTAACCACACATGAAAAATCTTCATATTCACGAATTATATTTTTAGCACCAACTTGTCAAGGCATAACTTTTCATAACAATGTTATAGATGGTGCCTTAAATATTGATGTTAAGCGTTTTTGCAATAATATTCTTAATGCAGTACGCAAATGGCAGAAATCAATCAAAAATAATGAAAACTATAAAAGAAATTACAAAAATCTCATTAAACTTTACCCAGATGGACTTCCACCATATATAACCGGCACACCAGTAATTTCGTAACAATAATCTAAAAAACATAGATAGTCCAGAAGAAATTTAATTTTCAACTGGGCTATCCTTTTATTTTAGTTAGTTTTCCGAAACTTCGGGCAAACCTGCAATGCTTGTCAACACAGACAATACACCTGCAAGCAAAGATGCCGAGCCTACTGCAAGCCAGTTTACATCTGTCATAACGGCAGATACTCCGATTGTTGCAATAGCAGTCTGTGCAACGGTCTTAATCGCTCTGACCGCCGTAGCTTTCGCCCAATTTTTGGTGAAAATTTTTTTCATTTTTAATCTTTCCTTTCGCTGATTTTTTCGAGGTCATCAATTCTGTGATTTGCGACCTTAATTTCTTCGTCCACAACCGCGTTGTGCTGTTCAATCGCATATGTACGCTCGATGAGGCTGTTATGCTTGTCAACCTTTTTTTCGAGCTGTTCAATGCGATAGTTCGACATTTGACTGTTAATCACAATACCGCCAAGAGTACCCACCGCAGAACCTGCAAGCGTGATTAAAGCGATAATAATTTCAGTTGTCACTTATTCGACCTCGCTTTCTGTCGGCTCGTCAACGGTTGGATTGTCGCCCCAAACTGCCATGACAGCATTGAAGTATTCGTCAGAGAGAACCTTTCTCAACTGTTCTCTGCCGAATTCGTCATTCATATATGCATTGCGGATGTTTCCGCCGACCTGCATTTCTTCACCGTTAAAGGTCAAAAACTGCTGTCTGAGTACCGATACGCTGTCCTTTGTGAGCATATCAAGTGTGATTTTTTCTTTTAGTTCCATTTTTAAATTCTCCTTTATTTAATTTTGTACAAGCAAATCACATTAATTTGCTCGCCGTCTGCAAATGCGTAAGCCGTCTTATCCTGTGACTGAAACTGCAACCAAGTGTTATTTTTAGGTACTGTAAATTTAAAAATCTTGCCGAGGTTTGAAATGCCGACACAAAAAACATCATCCACAGCAATGCACTTGTACGGTAAATCAATCAACGGATATGAACTGTTTGCTCCAATTGTAACAGCATTCATTTTGACGGTCGCACTGACGATTACGATGTCACCAATCGTCTTATATGTACAGCTTGCACTTTTGATTTTATCGGTAATAGTTGAATAAGGTGTGAGCTTTGATGTACCGCTTTCAATATTCGATGAATCGTACTTAGCTGCAAGAAGCGAATCAACCTCTGATGCAGAGTAAGACTTAGTCGGTGTGTTGCCAGACTTAGCAGTGGGTACATACATCAAGCGACCGCCGAAACCTCGATAACGACCACTGACACCGTAAGTACAATGCCAACAGAAAACACCTGAGTTATTGCCAGTACCCCAAGAATCGCCCAATAAAGTAGCACGATAACCGTTCAAATTTTGTGTAGCATAGAGAAAATCACCAACAGGAAGTGCATTTGTACCACCGATTTCTGACGGCATCAGCAACCAATCATAATTCTCACCGCCATAACCCATTGCGTTAATAAAGCCACTTGAATTTGCAAGGGTAAAACCGACAGGTTCATAATTATCGGAATGTTTTGCGTCATTGAATGTGAAGTTATTCGCAACATAGGGCTGACCACCACACATTGAACCGTCACCCCAAATGTTGATGCCCTGAATATGCTTCCGAACATTACCCCAAGGATTTTCCATTCCTCTATATGACACTGAAACTTTTCCGTTTGCTGTTTCAGTAGTCTGAATACCGCCTTTTTCGTTGATGGTTTCAGTTGCCATTCCTGTGCCATTACCAATGTCAGCGGTTGAGCCTGTCAGACTGGAACAGTTGTATGACGCATTATCGGGGATATTCACAACACCCTGACCTATGTCTGTCTGCGAGTTCATCAGTCCAATTTCAATCATCATCAAAAGTTGATTCGCACTTGTAGCCTTGATTGTTTCGAGGTGCCAGCCTGTACCTCTGTTCTGTGCCATTGATTCAAAAACTGACCTAGTTCCAAGTCCCTGTCTTAATCCGCTGATAGGTTTCTTACCTGCAACTGAGCAGAGCAGGTCACCGTCCTCGTAAGTGATAGATTCATCAACATTATCATTCACATAGGCTTTAGCGGAAACATCATACATACTGCCCTCATCGGCAGAATAAAGGATATATCCGACCTCGTTGCCGTTTTCGTCATAGAACGCAGGGTGCAGTTTAAAACCTGTTTTTGGCTTTGAACTCACATAGTAGTTCGCTTTACGCAAATGATAGCCAATGCCTGAATCTGTGTTTTTTTCCAATTTAAGCGGTACGACCTTATAGTAGAATGCAGGCTGATAAACCATAACCTGCCCGTTGGAACCGTCTTCCACATAGCCTTCATCTCCGTAGTATGCTGTGATTGTTCCGTCATCCAACACATTACATCTTTTTCGTCCGCCATACATTGCGAACTTATCGAAGTCTGCTCCCTGTGACAGTCCAACCGCTCCTGCGAGACGCTTGAATGTCTTGTTCTCAAAATCCACCTGCAATCCAAGGATATCACTGTCTGTGTATCCGATGTATGCCTTGACATCGTCAACATCTGACTTGTCAGTTTTGTTGCCGAGAAGCTTGTCCGTTTCTTCTGATGAGTAGGTTTCGTTCGCATCGTAATAATACTCGCCAAGATATTCAATGCTCGGATAATTGGTACTGCTGTCTGTAATGTCCGTTTTGGAGCTCACTTTGTTTGAATTGTCTTCTTTTGATTTAAGTGCATTGGCTACATCTGTTGCGTTTGCCTTGCCTGTAAGGGCTTTCTCTGCCGTCTGCATTCGTGCTGATAACTGACTAACCGTGCTTTTATCAGCTTTAGTAGACACAGAAGAATCAATCCCATCAAGCCTTGCTCCGAGCGATTTAGAACTGCCTCTTGCATTTTCGACTTCTTTTGTGATTTCCGCAATAGAGCTTGCACCCGGGAAAGCTTTACTGTCATCGTTGATTACGCTTTTTCCTACACGCAAACAAACGGTTTCAGCAGTTATAATTTCATCGCCTTCTGTAAGCACAATGTCCATTTTACAAATGCCTGATAATGCGAGCATTGTGTCTGTAAGCGTAACTGTGACTACATTATTTTCGGTGTCAACGACAGCAGCTACGCTGTCCGCAACGATTACATTGTCAACCGTAGCATTGACTTTTGCTGACATCGTAGAGGCAAGGTCAACAGTTTCACCGTTGACGGTAAACGCAAAATCAATAATGCGTGAGCCTTTATCGCCCTGTCTGACTTCTAAGATTTCGTAATTCTTACAGCTGTTGATTTCGAGTGTCATTTTGGTATGGTTAATATTCAATGTTTTCACCTCATTTAACTATATAATCAGATAACTTTGACTTCGCTGTGCCAAGTTCGAGACTGTTCCAACGTTCGAGCACGAAATCATAGTCTGTTTTAATGATTTTGGCTTGCAAGCTATCGTTTTCGGTATCGACATAAACACTATCACATAAATGCAGTCCAAGCATTTCGGTGAGTGTAGGCGGATAGTTAACCTTTACATTAAGCGTAGGCGCTCCGTTTGTGTTTACGAGCTGTCCTCTTAAAACCTGTGCTTGAATATTTAGCTTTTGGATTAAGAAGTCCTTGTTCTCACCTGTGTGAGCGTTGAAATCCCAGTAACCCGTTTCGTCGCCGATGTATACCGAACCGCCGTCCGAAACATCAACCGTTTTCACCTTAATAAGCTTAGAATTATGGGTTTTGAGTTCTTGCGGTTGTGAGCAAAGGACGAAGTTCTTGTCGCTATATGTATCATGGCAAGTGGCATACGCTGCAACATGGGAACAGATATCGTCTGAATTAAGCGTTTGCGTAAGACTGCTGATGTTACTGCCCCAGCGCAAATGGCAGTCTGTAACCGCCCCACGGTTTTTTAGCAACGATACATTAAAATTGTCGTATTTATATTCACCGCCAAAAACATCAACAAGCGAACCGTCAGCACCGCCCATAAAATCACCGAGAGTACAAGGCGTACAAAAGCCAAGCGTCATAGATGATTTTGTGGTAATATTTGATGTAAATTTGAAATAATGCCCCCACAAGGTTGCCTGCGGAAACAGCGAATCACCCTCAAAATCACGACCTGTGCAAAGTATATCCCACCATTCTTTTGGAGTATGCACTACATCAGTTTGGTTGGAAGTTTCAATCAAAAAATTGTTATACAGATTGTGCTTGATGTGCTTCGCTTTAACCGTGATTGATTTCTTGTCTTTGTACTGCAAATCGTAAATCTCAAAATACTGCGGTTCATCGGTTGGGTTCGGTTTTGCCTTAATGAAATACTGCGTGTCGAGTAAATCAGCACATCTGTCCGTTGTCGATAACTCCATTTCAAGCAAATAATCCCCGTTTCGTTCCTCGGTAACTTTACCGCTGATTATTTCTGTAATCCGTCCGAGCAGGGTAAAACTACTCGGATTGATTGTTTTAAAATATGATTTATACAACAAAGGGAACACTTTTACAATCGCCTCCAATTTGGTCTTATTGACAGTAGTGCGTTTGTATATTTCGTTACAACAATTTGATTGTCTCCGACCTTTAACTTAGGGGGTATAGTACCGTCAACAAAATTAGTTGTACCGTCTGATTTGTGTGCAATATACTGCATAGTTTCGCCGTCAAGCACAGCGTAGTCATAACCACCTGTGCACTTCAAATCAAGTGATTCGCCGTTTATGCTAACTTTAGCAATGGCCGTAGTGTTATTACCACTAACGTTTGTGTTAGTTACAACAATCATCGGCAAAGATTCGTACTTTTCGGGGTTATGTAAAACAATCGGTTTATTAACTTCAAAATCAATAGTCCGCTGTCCGAGCTCGGAATGCCACCACGGCTTGCGGTTGAATTTGATTTTTGTTGTAAGTAATGTTGGAAGTTCACGAACAATATCGTCAGTATTTGATATGTAAGCCTCGGTGAAATATCCGGGGTTATAAGTATCCTTGTACTTTTGGTAGCCACGATTTAAGGTCAGCCATTCAATTACGGCCCTCGCAAGGTGCTTTGCTGACAATTCGGACAGGTACGGCAAAAAGGAAATTTCACGCTCAAATTCAACATTCTTCCACCGCCCATTATCAAGCAAGACATCACCGTCTCTACACGGGATTTCAACCGTTGAAACATCTCTGACGGGAATTTCGTGCTGTGGTGCTTGTGTGATACGACCGCCGAAATATGATAACCATTTACCTCCGAAATAAAAATTATGCATACGCTTTCTGCCTCCTTGTTACTTCATCGGCGAGCCGATTGCTCATATCGTCAACGAAGCTGTCAATATCCATGTCGTTATTAATTGCAACAGAGGGAATATTAATACTGATGTTGTTGATGATATTAGTGGAATCGTTTTCAAAGACTGAGCCTCTGCCTTCACGCTTTGACTGACGGTATTTTTCAGCCTCTTGGGCTGTGAGAACTGCCTCGCCGGCATCAAGATATGCGATAAACTTATCATGTGGAACATAATCAATACCTGCACGGAAACGAGGTAAGGTTACTTCCGGAATCGGATCTATTTCCCAGCCAATCATTGATGTTGCCCAGTTTACGCCCTCTAAGAGCTTGTTAATAATCCAAATAATGCCGTTGATTACATTCTCAACGAATGCAGGTAAAAGGTTGAAAACATTCTTGAAAATGTTAACAACACCATTCCACGCTTGTTCCCAGTTTCCCGAAAACACACCTTTTACGAAATCTACAATTCCATTAAAAATTCCCGAAAGCGGTTCAAAAATTTTTTTGACTCCTTTAATTGCACCGCCTAAAACCTCCGAAAAGATTTGTGCCAACCATTCAATCACCGGAACAAGTGCAGGAATAAGTGTTTCAAGCATTTCACCGAGTAGGTCAAGAACCGGGCGAAGAGCGTCAAAAACCAGTGATATAACAGGCGATAGCTGTTCAAAGACAGGCTGTAAAATGCCGACAATCGTGTTACATAATTCGCTTATAATCGGAATAAGAGGTGTTAAAAGGTCATTAAGGAATATAGCTAAATCCTCTATAATCGGAGTAAGTGCCGCCAACAAGCCGTTGAGCAACACACCGGCAAGCTGAATGAACACCTCGATAACGGGCATTAAGAGTTCTACAAGCGTGCTAAATAATGGCATTATAGCCTGAATTATCTGCATGAAATACGGAAGTAAATCCTGTATAATCTGCATTAAAGGTGGAAATAATTGTTCAACGATCTGAACAATGATAGGTGCTAACTGCTCCATAAGCTGAGCAATAAACGGTAGTAACTCCTCAATTAACGGCATTATCTGCTCGAGCATTGACACAATTATCGGTGCTACCTCTTCGCAAATGTTGATTAAAACAGGGGCAAGGTTGTTTGCCACACTCTCAATCAATGGTGAGAGCTGTTCGAGGAGTTTACCGCCAAGACCGATAAGAGAGTTAAGGACAGGTTCAGCGACAGCACCGATTTGCGCCATTGTATCAGACAACTGCTGATGAGCTCTGTTAGATTCGATTACATCGCCGTTTGTTTCCTTGTACTGAGCAGAGGCATCCGAATACAAACTTGTGAGAGTTGATGTGATTAACTGCTGTCTTTCTTGTTCTGATGAGCATTTTGCAAGTTTTTCATTAAATTCATCTTCTGACACACCCATCCAGTTAAGAGCATCGGCAAGCGGACCTGTTACCTGTCCAACTTTTGCGGTTTCGTTTGCCGCCTCTGTCAAACCCTCAATAGGCAAGGAATCACCGAATTGACCGTAAACACCTGTGCAAATCTCTGTCCAACTTTGCAGGTCTTTTGTGGAATCGCAAAGCAATGATAAATGATTAGCCGCCTCAGTTGCCTGTCCGCTGTCACCGACTACGGCATACAAGTCAGAGTAAGTCTGTTTTGCATCTGCCGCTGAGAATTTGTTTATGGTGAAAGCTGTGTCGAGTTTACCCATTTCGGTGCGGTATTCTCTGGTATTTTCGGCAACTGACGATAATGCTCCGACACCTGCCGCCGCACCTCCGACCATTGCCGCTCCCCATTTGCCTGCGGTTTTGATACCGTTACCTAAGGTTGCGGCAACACCTTTACCTTTTTTCTCGGTTTCGGCGATTGATTTGTTTGCTTCATCATTGTTGACGAAAATAGAGCCAAATAACTTAAATACTTCAACAGCCATTATTAGCTACACCTCCTCCCATTTATAATTATCAAGATAGTTTTCAACCGTTTTTTCAATTTCCTCTGTATTGACCGTATCAACAATGTTATTAGGCCGTGTCGAGCCTGTTGCCTTGTTTACAAAATCCATGTACGACAAGCCTGTGAAATTTCCTACAACAGTCAAAATATAGGCTTTGTAAAGCAATTCGTCATTACGGTCATTTATAGCGTTTTTGATAATTTTGACAGCATCTGAAAAAGACAGCTCATGCAGTACGGCAGTATTACCGCAACAATACTGCACGAGCATTCCATATGTTCTTACTTCAAGGCTGAGAGCGAGGTAAAAAAACTCTTAATATCATTCTCCCTGATGATTGCCTTTACATTGTCAAGAACTTCGGGGATACTTAATTTACTTACATCATCAGCAGTAATGTCGTCTCTGATGTCGGCAAGTAATGAATAAAATTCCTGTTCTGTTTCTTTGTTTGATAAAGAAGTTATCAGAGTAATCACAAACTCAAGACCGACCGCTTCGGTGTTGACTGTTTCACCTTTGCTGTTGTTTTTGACAGCAATGCGGTTTGCAAAGTCTGCAATTTCCTCTTTGATGTCTGCTTTTTTGATAATGCGAGCAAGAGTGAATGCGTCTTTAATGCTTAATTTTCTCATAATTATGCCTCCGATGTTTCCGTTGTTTCCGTTTTTTCTGTCGGTCTGAAAATTTTAAACGGTGGTTTGATTTCGTCCTCTGAATTGTAAACTTCGGGTGAAAGGTTACCATAGAACTGAGCTTCTACCTTACCGTTGTCCTTATCTGCAATTGCAAGCGTGAGACCGTTCTCATTGAAGCCGTTGAACACCTGAATAATACACGGCTTATCCTCCCCGAGGAGACAGCCTACCCAAGTGATATTCTTAATGTAGTCACCGTCAAGAATAACATCTCTACCCGTGATTACATCGTAGCCTACGACCTTTTCGTCTGTGCCTTTGTCGGCAATTCCAAGACCGTAAATGAAGTTCTGGGTAGTCATCTCAGCAAGTGTTGCCTTGATGTAAACTTCCCAACCGTCAACTACTGTGTCGCCTTTAGTTCGTGTTTTTACACCGTCAAATTCAAGGCGTCTGAGTGTCGGCTTGGCTGAAAATTCACCGCCTTTAATCGTTACGCCAAGACACTTACCTGCCTTTTTGGCGCTTGCGTATGTGTCCGTAGCTGGATCGTAGTTGGCAAAAAACGCACCTGCATCAAGTAACATACGGTCAGCCGTCTTATTGCTGTAACCGCTGTACGGTTTAATCTTTCGTGGCTTAACTATTGCCATTTTAATCATCCTTTCTGTTGTATTTCCTCATTTCAAGAGTGAACATCACTCTCTTTATTGATTTGTCTGATTCGGCAATATACTGCCGGTCAAAATTGTTGTAGAATTTGTAAAAAACATCGTCAACCAAGTATGTAGCCTTTGCTATGTTGTCGTAGATTTTGTCCACAACCTCATCAATGTCCGCCGTAGTCTGCCTATCATAAACATTAACGGTCACAACAAACTTGTCATACGGCTCATCTGTGTAGAGCTGTTTGACCTCATAGACAAGGCGAGGAAATCCGCTTTCTGCCTGTAAAAAATAAGAGGGTGCATACTCAGCGAATAAGTCTTTCAAAAATTTCTTGATATTATTCACCGCTGTATTCCCCCTCGTTCAATTTGCGTTCTGCCTCTTCTGTACCTACGGCACTGAGGTATTGCTGTTCAATCTTTATAATGTCTTTGATGTTGCTTTCGGCAGCGTCGCTCAATGCTCCGATTTTTGGAGCTTTGCTTGTACCGATTTCTTGATACAAGCCGTAAAATCCGCCCGGCTTAAATCCTACCTGCAAGTCAGGAATTTTTTGCTTTGAGCGTACCCAATACTGCGTATTTTTCGCTAAGCGCCCCGTCCTGCGTTTTATTTTTTGTCGTGACCGTTTACATACCAGTTTCCCAACATCACGCAGAGCGGCTCTTTCAAGCTCTTTGAGTGTGTACTGAATGCGGTCAACATTGCTGATTATCTCAACGCCGTTTTTTGTGATTTTGACTGCTTTAGGAAGTGACATTGTTTTCACCTACCACATCCGTTAAATACAGCTCTGTACGCTCTGTTCCTTTGATTTGATATGCGCGATAGATTTTGAACTTTTTATTATCGAGGTAACAAAATTCTTCGTTCTGATACTCAAAGGAATTAACTTCAAGCATACATTCAGGTTTTAATCTGTTAGCTTGCGCCTGAAAGAACTCGGATTGTCTGACATATTGCCGCTGAGCATAGACCTTGCGGAGCTTTTCGGACTGAACAATTTCACCGATATCGTTTGTTGTTTCGTTATAGCCCGAAGAAACAAGCAAAATCAAAGTATCTGCATTCATTCTGTTTGTGCTCCTCTCGCCGCCATTGCATCGCGCAATTCTTCGTAATGCCGTGCCCATTCGCTGTCGGCGGTCACCGAAAAATAAGCACGGCAATAGAACTTGATTGCCTGCATAACAAGTGCAGTTGAGTTTTTGTCGTTGACATCAACTCCTGCACCTGCCATGTCACTTTTGGCAGAATCAATGAGGGCAGATATTTCATCATCAAACAGCACCGTATTGATACGGAGCGAAACCTTTACGGCTTCAATTTCATTTGATACTGCCATAATTCAAACCTCTTTTAAGCGCTCTTTTTTACGAGCTTAACAAGGCTGTGAGTATCCACGACCTTACCGTCTGCAAGCATTACGGCTTTAAGGACTGTGTTATCGGTGTCGTCCTCTTCGTACTTCTTGACACTTAAACCCATTACCTCGTTGAAGATGTAATCGTTAAGATTGAACATCATCGCAAAGGTTGTGTTGGCTGAAACCGTGTCAGCGTACGAATCCATATAGCCGTCTGTTGGGATAACAGCACGACCGAAAAGTAAGAGTGACGGCTTGCCGTTAAGTCCTTCGGACATACGAGCGACAGGCTGACCGTTGATGTCTGTGATGCCCATGAACGCAAAGAATGACTTCTTTGTCATCAGCCATACAGCGTCATCGTATGCAGCAGGAAGAGCCGCCTCAGCAGAGCAAAGTGTTGAATATGTAAGCTTGCCGGTTTTTGCAATTTCAATTGTCTGGCCTTCAGGGGGAGTGCAAGAAAGAATGCCGGTTGGCGAACCTGAACCCGAACCCTTAATGATTGCCATTTCACAAGCCTTAACAACTGCGTTCTTAATCTGGTCGATAAACTGTGATTCAAAAGTGTCAAGCGCCGTTTTGGTCATAAAGAGCGAGAACGCAACCTTGCATTCAAGCTTATAGCCGGCAAAGACAACCTTGTCAGTAGTTACCTGCTGCTGGTCTGAACCCTTTTCCTCATCAACCCAGCTTGCTGTCGGACGGATGTTCTGTGTAGGGATAAGGAGCGCTGTCGGATAAGCCGTCTTGAACACTCTTGCGTAAATTTCGCCGATTTTTTCAAGTTCAACGATTAAACGCTGATACATTGTGGTCGGCACAATAGCCGCCGCAGTGCTTGATGTGGTCTGTGATGCCACATTCATAAACTTCTGTGGCACGGGTACACCGTTCTGAATATAGTTAGCAAATGCTTTTCTGTATTCAAGTGTTGCGTACATGTCCGTTACCTTTTCGTCCTCATCTGTAAGGTCGATGTTTGCCTTGTGATTCTCGAATGGTGCAGGCATTTTGATTCCCTCCTCTGCGTTTTTGTTTGCCTTTCCTACGGCAGAATTTTCAAAGTCACTGTCGAGCTTATCAATCTGCTGTGTAATCTCTTTCGCCTCGGCGAGCTTGTTTTCTGCAATGAGCTTTTTTGCCTTGTCATAAAGAGCATTTCTCTTGTCGAGATATTCCTGTTTGTTCATTCTTCTTCAACTTCCTTTCGTTTGAGCAATTCAAGTTTTGCTGTAAGCTGTGTTTTTTCGTCCCTCATCTGTTTGATAATTGTGTCAGGGATAAGACCGTTAAGGCTTGCCGCAAATTTAACCTCTTTTGGCTTTTCAGCATATTCTGCGACCTTGTCAATAAAACCTTTTTCAACCGCCTCGTCAGCAGTGAGCCAAGTTTCTTTATCCATAAGTCCGATAAGCTCGTCCTCACTCATACCGGTTTTTAGCCTGTACGCTGTTGCAACGGCTTTACTTGCTTTAAGCAACACGCATGATTCGTGTGCCATGTCATTGTAATCGCCTGCGGCATAGCTTGAAACATTATGAATCATAAGCATACCTGTTGGCACAATTTCAGATGTGCACGCACAAGCGATGTATGAAGCGGCAGAGGCGGCAAAAATGACCTTGATTGTAGCCTTGCTTTCGGCGAGCATATCGTAAATTTCGGAGGCGGCAAAGATATCACCACCTGATGAATTGATAACAACCTGTACGCCCTCATCATCCGCCACTTCGTCAAGCTGTGAGCGAATGTCGGCCGGGCAACAGGAAGCTACTCCAAACCAGTCGTAAATCCACTTGTCATCGTTCGTAATGATAGGGCCCTTAATATCAATCGTTTTCGGCATCATTTTCACCTCCTTCGTCAACTGCAACTGTATCTAATCTTCTGAGCGGAGTGTCTCCACCCGGAACAGGAGCAAGACCAAGCGATTCTCGCCATTCGTTCGGGAGCATTGCTCCACGGTCTACCATTCCGGCGAAATTTAGCTTAGTCTTAAGACTTGCCGATTGTAGATTGAACGAACCTACTGCGATGTAATTTCCACAACTACGCTGACGGCGAGTGAATAGTTTCCGCGTCAGCTCGTTTTTAAGCTGAATAATTTTAGGTGAAATCACCGCCTCAAAGTAGGCGTTTTCTTCATCTTCGTTCGCTGTTGATGTGATAATTTTCACATTAGTATTAAAAAGCTCAAGGATTCTGTTTTTTGTTCTATCCATTTGCAAAGCATTCGGGACATAATCGTTCGGGGTTATCTGATTTGCGTCAACCTTTGCGTCAACTGCCGCAACGCCCACAGAGCTGTTACTGATGTTAAGGTAGTTGTCAGCAAAAGCTTTTGCGTTCTTCTTCAAGTCCTCAGGGCGCAACGATGAGGTATATTTCAGCAACCATTTAATGACACTTGAATTTCTGATAGCACTGATGATGCCGCTGTCGGTTGTTTCAACTATTTCAAGCAAAGGAGCAAGAGCCTTAAATTTGCCACTTCCGAATATGTCATTTTCAGCAAAATCATCACGCAAGTGAATGACATCTTCGGAGGCAAAGCGGTAAGTCTTGCCGTTTGCAAGGATAAATTCATAAACAAGGTTGCCGTTAGTGTCGTACAAGTCCGTAGCTGATTTAGCCGGTATAAAATACAATTCTGTCGGCAAGCCGTTTGAATCCCTGATTATCAGCCAAAAAGCATTGCCCGATAACGATAACTGTGTGCTTGTCCTATATAGGAGCATATCCATTGTTGTGTACGGGTTTGGTTCTTCAAGCAAAAATTTGACATAAGGCTCGGGATTGATTAAGAGGTCTTTTCTGCCGTCAACGATTGTTTCTCTTATGTGTTTAATGGATAACTTCGAGAATCTAAGAGCCTGTGCATTAACGCAAGCTCGGACGGTGTCGGAATCATATGCCCTGTTGCCCCACAAAAAGAAATTTGAATTATTCTGTGTAACAAGTTCAACCCTTGAAAAATTCTTTGTCTTTCTGACATTACGAACAGAATTTAAAAAGTTCTTAAATTTTCCCATTCTCTCACCTCCTAAACAATGCTTAAATATTCATCTTCGTACTCAAAATATATCGTGTAAGCGTCAAGCAAAGCCGCAGTACCGTCAATTCGTCTCGTTGACTTTGAGGTCTTAATTGGCTGTATATTACCGTTTCTGTCCTCATCTATTGCGGTGTTTGCGAGACACCATTTATCAATTGGATTGTTGTTGTAGATTATTCTTTTCTTGACAAGGTCTGCTTTAAGGGCTTTCATCGGGGCAGACAGTGTTTTCTTGCCCTGATGTACAGCTTCCATAACGGTAGGACCGAAAGCGTCAATCATCTGATTAACCCACATCTGAGCTGACCAAGCGTCATAGCCCTCTTTCCACAAGTAAATATCGTATTCGTCTTGTAGTTCTTGATACCACGCCGTAACAACACTTGCGTCGATTTTGTTTCCGGGGCAAGTCCTCATATAGCCCTGTTCTATCCATTTATCGTAAGGAATTTTATCTTCGGCAACTTTCTTTTCCACAAGGTCGGCCGGTATCCAGTACATAGACATTACATAAATGTTTTCATTGTCAGGCAATCGAAACAACATCTTTGCCGCTGTAAGGTCGGTTGTGCTTGATAAGTCTGCACCGCCTATGCCGTAGGTCGGACGGAGTTCCTTTACATCAAATTTTGTTTCGTTGTTAAGCTCCTCGAAATTGAGCCACGATTCAGTTGATGTTTCGGCTATGTTAAATTCTTTGCATACAAGGTTGCGTACAAGCGACGGATTCGCCTGCGCTTTCTTGACCTTGCTTGCAAGGGCATTTCGATTTTTAATAGTGCCAAGTCCGGGATTAGCTTTTTCCCAGCAATCGGGCTTTTCCCATTCTTCACGCTTGTCAAGCTCGTAGATGATGTAAAGGCTGTGTTCGTCTTTGTAACCTACATCATCAAACAAGCCGTTCGTGGTGCGGACAGCATCATCATAGATTTCATCGTAGATGTCCTCTCTGATTTTTCCGGCTGTTGTTGTAACAAGAATAAGCGGTTGATCTCGTCCGATTGTACCGTCCGCCATAATGTCATACAGCTGTCTGCCGTTTTTCCACTGGTGCAACTCATCCATTAAACAACAATGCACATTCAAACCGTCGAGTGTGTCTGAATCAGAAGCAAGCGGCTTAAACACTCCGCAGTTGTAATCTTCTGAACTCAATTCATTTAGCAGTGGTTTAATTCGCTTTAGCAGAGTTTCACTCTTGCGAACCATTCGTTTTGCTTCCTGCCAAATGATTTTAGCTTGGTCACGCTTTGTAGCAACTGCATACACTTCGGGACCGGGTTCGCCGTCACCGATGAGCATATACAAGCCAATCGCAGAGGCAAGCAAAGACTTGCCGTTCTTTTTTCCGATAATCAGCACAGATAAGTTATACTGCCTGATGCCGTCATCGTCCACAAAGCCAAAAGTCGCCGCAAGCCATGCTTTTTCCCATAATTCAAGCCTTACAAGCTGACCGCCCATTTTGCCTTTACTATGTCGGCAATAGTTTTCAACAAATTCAATGATGTGATTTCCTCGCTTAGCTTCGTAATGATAGCCGTCCATCGGATTAATCACCTTATTACTTAAATACTTGTACCATTTGCGTATTTTGTCGCAGACAGTAACCTTGCCACTTCGTATCTGTTCGTAGTATTCGAGTATCGGATTATAGCTTAATGGATAGCGTTTCAAAGCTTGTCACGCCCTTCAACGAAATCGTCAAAGCCGTCTGTTGTCACAGTCTTCGCCTCGGTCACTTTCGGAAGCATATCGTTGAGCTGTTTAATGTATTTGAGATAGTTGCCGAGCATGGTATTATACAAATCTGCCTCAGGTCTTTTGCGTGAGTACGGCTCTTGTGTTTCCGACTGCGAAAATAATTCAGTCAGGCCATAAATTGCAATGTCTTGTTGCAGTTCTTTCAGTCTGATTCGAGTGAACGCCGCATTCTCAATGAGGCCAACAGCGAGGTCTTGTCTTTTAACCTCTATGTCCTTGTAGATTTCCGTTAATCGCTTTACTTCTCGCTTTATCGCTCTTTGTTCTTTCTGTTCGTCAGTCATTTCAAGTCACACCGTCCTTTCACACAAGTTTTTTGGGGGGAGGGGGGCTATATGTAAGGCGCGCAAAAAATCTAACTGCCCCCCTCGGTCCTACGGTTACCGGTTTCCGATTTTTCAACGGGGGGGATAATCGGTCGGAGCATTCCGCTTTCGTCGAAAAAATATTTTTTCGGTTCGCAACCTATCCCGTGTCCCGGTAAATTATCGTGACATTTTTTACACACAAATAATAAATTGTCGTAATTGAGAGTAACATCAGGATTATTTATGTTGCTCTCATTAATCATGATTTTATGATGTACGATAAAGCCGTGTTGCTCTTTACATAGCTGACACAATCCGCCGTCAATAAGCATTCGTTCAGCAATAAAACTTTGTCGGCAATCCTGCCACTTTTTAGATTTATAAAATCCTACGGCAAATGCCTTAGCCATATCGTACACCACCAAATAAAAAATGGACTTACAACACAGATAGTCCGTCTGCATTATAAGTCCATTGTATATTTTTTCTCGTTGCATTATTGGTGCAATTTAATTATTGTTTGTTATCTTTCGTCTGTTTTAGCTAACCCCAATAAATAATCAGTAGTAACATTCAGAGCAATTGACAACCTTCGTATATTGTTCGTCGTCGGCGCTATTTCGGCAGTTAGGTATCTACAAATCTGACTGCGTTGAACTCCCGATTTCCTTGCTAACTTTGTCGGGCCGATATCTCTCAGCTTCATAGCCTTTTCAAGTTGCGCTGAAAAATCAACATCAGCCCTGTGTATTTTGTCCACTAATTTGTTGCCCCCCCTTTTTAAATTCTTTTGCCTTGTAAATCTTGCAAAAGTGTCCTCTTGTTTTATATGTAGTTCTGTTTTTCGCAAGGCAGTAACAAGATGAGTTACAAAAAAGATTATTACCTCCATAGTACACGCAGGTCGCACAACGCTTGTGCTTCTGCCTGTATTCATCAGGTGTCATTACAATTATCCTCCTTTAAAATTCCATCTTTTGTAAAAGTGCGTCCGCACTCTCCGCATTTTACACATACAATTCCGTAACTGTCTGGATTTTTGCACTCGTCACTAACATAACAATCTGCAAAAAAGTTCTTTTCATCGTAATCCTTAAATTGTTCAAGCTCCTTTTCCACACGATACGGTTCAAAATCTATTATTTCGCCCTTAATCTCTCTCTCTGTCAATCCGTATCTACCTCACTTTCAAGCCAATGCCTTGTGCAGTCAATGCAACTGCCATTGAATCGCTTTTCCATAGGACAACCGAAACATGGAGTCCTTCCATATGGACAGGCAAAAAAACGCATACAACTCCGAGCCATTTCGTCAATTGACATCTGTTTGATTTTTTCAAAGTTTGTCATTGTGTTCACACCTCACCTCAACAATTCATCTGTTGTGATGTTAAATAAATCCGCTACAGCTATTATGGTTTCGATATTAGGCTCAAATTTTCCCTGCTCATAGTAAGATATACTTGTTCTGCTCAAATAGAGCTTTTCACCCAACTCATCTTGCGTTAATCCATTTTTAAGTCTTAACGCTTTTAGCTTTTCGGGGAATGCCATTATTTTTCACCGTCCATTTCATCTGACCAATCCAACCTCTGCCCACAATGATAGCAGTAATTCAATAAGCCTTTGCCTGTGAATTGCCTTCCGCAGTTAGGACACTCATATGTAGTCACATAACGGATAACCTGTTCATCAGCCAGAATAGGCTTTCTCGACTTACTTAACTCAAGTATTTTTTCAAAATTGTTGTAATCTTCTTCGGTTTCGTATCTGATTTCAACGGTCTTATACGGCTTTTTAGCAGGTTCAAACTTTCCTGTTTTTTCGTTGTACATAATTTCCATCACTCTTCACCTTCCTTGATAGGTAAAGGCTGATTCCAGCATTTAACGCAGTTACGGTCTTTTCTGCAATCATATCTGTTCATCAGTCCTAAATGATATGGACATATACCTTTAGGTGTTCCAATCTCATAAAGTGGAGCACTTGGATAATGTTTCAGGAATTCGGTCAAATAAGTCCTTTGCGGATTTGCATTGCTCCACCGCTGTACAATTGAAATTGCTTCTTCGGGATAGAGCATTTCAAAAGTTGTACAGCATTCTCCTACACCGTTATTATCGCTACTTAAAGGGCATTTTGCACATTCCACTTTGCATATTCCTGATTTCGTTGTTTTCGACATTCTCGCTTTTTCAGCAAAATATGCCTTTGTATTTGAACAATCAATCATTTTCTTCATCTCCTTCAAAATTAACAACTTTTCCGTTGTCTGTGTAATCTCTGCGGTTAAATTCAAGTTTCAGTTTGTCGATAACCACACGATCGATATGTTCCCAGAACACTTCGTCAGTGTCGGAGTGTTCAACTATCTCGGTCATCGACTTTAGTGCCTTTGCACATCTATCGCGGCCAAAGCCGAAATCCTTATACAAGGCATACAGCATTGTTTTAAATACTCTGCGTGTGATGTCTTTGTTTTCTTTCTCTCGGATCTGTTCATATGCGCTTTTTGCAATCCGTTCAGCTTCCTGTTTAAGCTGTTTCGGAATCTTAGGCGGTATTCTCGCTTTCAATGCTTTCTCTCCTTTCGTCAATCTTATCGAGTGCAGTTACAATCAACGAGCTTTTGGCTTTGGTGTCCATAAGCTCTACCTGATAGTAAAACCGACCCGTTGTATTCCGTCTGATGATACAGCCTTTCAGAACGTATTCTGCACCGTTGTACAGCACGGTTCTTTCAAGGTTGCGTTTAACTTCCGAGATATTCACAGCATTTCCACCTTGATGTAAATACCCGAAACCTCTGTCCAAAACTTTTCACATATCTCACTTGCAACAAGTGCGTCATCAGACCAAAATCCGAGAGCGGTCATACAGTCTTTTAGCATTTTTTGCAAATTGTCTGTGTCGGGTTTTGTTATACGATATTCGCCGTCCTGATGTTTACCACGAGGAAAGCACCACTTTGTTATCAACCTGACACCTGACTTGTACGGTTCTG